TTTTCCTTGAATCTTTCTGGAAATGTGTTAGTATGTGGATTAGGAATTGGATTTATTAACGAAGTATTAATTAACATTCCAGATATTAAAAAAGTTGTGATAGTAGAGAAGTATAAAGAAGTAATTGATATGGTTTGGCCTTACTGCAAAAAAGATGAAAGATTTGAACTCATTCATGCAGACGCCGACACATGGAAGCCAAATATAAACTTTGATTTTGCTTGGTTAGATTCTTGGACGCAAGTAGAACAAGAAACACCACAAGAAGAGTGGTGGGAAATAATTAAAGTAAAATACTCACCATACTGTAAAACAACAATGGTATGGAAACCTACTAATAAAATGTAATTGGAGATTTATATTATGATATTGAAATTTTATAAAATGCGTGGCCAAGTAAAATCCCCTAAATTTGGAACAGAGGGTTCTGCTTGTTTTGATATAAGTGCATGGATAGAAGACGGAGTACCAATCACAGTATACCGAATGGATAATTTAAAAGTCTTTCTTGAACCAGAATGGCACGATGAGAAAATAAAATTTAGAATTGCGCCGGGGGATAGGGTTCTTGTTCCTACTGGTTTAATTTTTGACATTCCAGATGGACATTCAGTAAGACTCCATACACGGTCTAGTGTTTCTCTAAAAAAAGGATTGACAATGCCCAATGGAGAAGGTATAATCGATTCTGATTATTATCATCAAACCTTTGTAATGCTTTATAACGCAGGCGCCGATGAGGTATTTATTGAAGATGGAGAGAGGATTGCACAAGGCGAACTGATTAAAAATTATGATTACACTATCGAAGAAACAGAAGATGTTCCAGAACAAAAGACGAGTAGAGTCGGTGGTTTTGGTTCAACAGGAGTTAAATGATGAATAGACAAGAATTGTTCAAACACCACAAAGAAATTTGTGGCGAAGCATTGAATATTATGGAAAAGAAGAACCACGACTATGCAGGACAGGGTGGTGAATCGCCCTTCGCAAACTTTACTCGTTCGGAAGATATGGGAATCTGTACTACCGAACAGGGATTTCTTGTTCGGCTCTGTGATAAACTTTCCCGCCTTTCTACATTCGCCAGTGCGGGAGAATTAAAGGTAGATAACGAATCTTATCATGACGCCATTGTTGACATTATCAATTATTGTGTGTTATTTGATGGGTATGTTTCTTCAAAGAAAGACTAGACAAAACCAGTTTTTGTGGTATAATTTCTATATGAAGTATCTAATAGCATATATGGTTTTTACAGTGCCTTGTGTTTTCATCTTCAATCCTCTAGACCGAAGTGTGGAAGATAACAAACACTCAGGATTATTGGCTGCCATGTGCGAGGTAGAATCAAACTGCGTTCCACACAAAATTGGAAAAGATGGTGAAATTGGATGGTATCAAATTCTGCCAGATTTTTGGACAGATGCACTTGAGCATGACCCAAGCATCGGTGGCGAATATGAAGATGTAGCAAAAGACAAAGAGTATGCAGAGAAAGTTATCCTTGCATATTGGGACAGGTATGCAACTAAAAAAAGAATAGGCAGGCCTGTTACGGATGAAGATAGGGCAAGAATCCACAATAAAGGTCCTAACGGATACAAGAAAGATTCTTCGATTGAATATTGGGTAAAGGTACAAGATGAACTACGAAATTAAGATAGGCGATTCTCTAGAGGTGCTAAGAACAATGGACGATGAATCAGTCCATTGTTGCGTTACATCACCACCGTATTGGGCTTTGAGAAACTACGACCACGATGGACAACTTGGACAAGAGGCAACTCCAGAAGAGTATGTTGATAAACTTGTTGAGATTATGTCAGAAGTCAAACGAGTCTTAAGAGATGATGGAACACTCTGGTTGAATCTCGGTGACTCTTATGTTGGTAGTGGTTCAAAGGGAAAGTATAAAGACCCAAAGAACACAAAAGGCAGGAATGGACAAACTACTGCAAAGAACACCAAAGTCCAAGGACTCAAACCAAAAGACATGGTAGGTATTCCTTGGCGTGTTGCGTTTGCTTTGCAAGCAGATGGTTGGTGGTTGCGTTCAGATATTATCTGGCATAAACCAAATGCGATGCCGATTCCTGTGAATGACAGACCTACATCTTGTCATGAACATATCTTTCTTTTGTCAAAGAGTAAACACTATTACTATGACAAGGATGCAATCCTAGAACCACTGAAGAACCCAAACAGAAAAGACCCTCCAGGCACTGCGGGGTTTGGTGGTAACAAACACACAGAAAACAAAGACAAGACTTTGAACAATGCATACAGTGGAACACTCTACGATGCAACGAAACTCAAAGGTAAGAACAAACGAGATGTTTGGTCGATTGCAACCAACGGATACAAAGGCGCACACTTCGCAGTCTATCCACCGAAACTAATCGAACCTTGTGTTCTTGCAGGGTGTCCCGATGGCGGAACAGTTCTTGACCCTTTCAGTGGTTCTGGCACTACAGGTGTCGTAGCACTTAACAATCAAAAGAAGTATATTGGTATTGAATTAAATCCAGAATATGCTACAATATCACATGAGAGAATTAAAGAACAAGTACCTAACACATTAGTGGAGCATCTTGAGTGAATGAATATTATACAAACATAACGCAACGAGGTAAGTTTATTCTTTATCGTGGCATTTCTGAGGATGGGACTCCTTTTAAAAGAAGAGAGGAGTTTTATCCTACAATGTATGTACCTTCAAGAGTAAAATTTAAAACAGGAACACAGAAAAAAACAGATTATAGAACTCTTGATGGAGTATATGTGGAGCCAATAAATCCAGGCAATATTCCAGAAACTCGCGATTTCATAAAACAATATCAGGACATCAAAGGTTTTGATATTTACGGAAACAACGACTTTGTTTATCAATTCATTGGCGATAATTATAAAGGTGAGATTGATTATGATTTTTCTAATATCAAAGTTGCTACCATTGACATTGAATGTGAATCTGAACATGGGTTTCCAAAACCAGAAGAAGCAAATGAAAGAATCAACGCAATAACCGTTGACTATAACGGTTGGATATATGTCTATGGCTTAGGTGAGTTTAATCTCGCAGTCGGACCATATGATGGTAAGTTGAAACAGTTTAAGTTTGAAACCGAAGAAGAACTTCTTGAGTCGTTTCTTGCCACATGGGAATTAGAATCTCCAGATGTAGTGACTGGATGGAATGTTCGTTTCTTTGATATTCCTTATCTTGTAAATCGAATTGGTAATGTTCTTGGTGAGAAAGATGCGAAACGATTGTCTCCTTGGAATTTTCTTAAAGAACGAAATATTAAAAAAATGAATCGAGACAATCAGACTTATGAGATTGCGGGTGTATCTACTCTCGATTATTATGAGTTGTATCAGACTTTCACCTATGTGAATCAAGAGTCCTATCGTCTTGACCATATTGCATTCGTTGAACTTGGTGAGAAGAAGTTGTCGTATGATGAGTACGACAGCATGGCAACATTCTATAAGAGTGACTTTGAGAAGTTTATCGAATACAATGTCAAGGATGTTGAACTCGTAAAGAAACTCGAAGACAAGATGAAGTTGCTCGAACTTGCAGTTTCTCTTGCGTATTCTGCCAAAGTAAACTTCATGGATGTATTCGGACAGGTTCGGACATGGGACTGTATCATCTACCATTATCTTATGGACCATGGTATTGTCATTCCTCCGAAACGAACAAGTAAGAAGGATGCACAGTATGCAGGTGCGTATGTGAAAGACCCGATTGTTGGTATGCATGATTGGGTTGTGTCGTTCGACTTGAACAGTCTGTATCCTCACTTGATTATGCAGTACAACATCAGTCCCGAAACAAAAGTTCCAAACAATAAAGACTATTCAATCACACCAGATTCTATTCTTAATGGTAAAGAAGTAGCACACGACGCGTACTCTGTAGCCGCAAACGGAACATGTTATACAAGAGAACATCAGGGGTTTCTTCCTGCACTCATGGAGAAGTTGTACAAAGAACGAAAGATGTACAAGAAGAAGATGATTGAGTGTCAGAAGGAACGACAGAAAGTTGTGAAGATGAATGCACCTGCAATGGGTAAAGGTGCCGCATGTGCAAGACTTGACAAAGAGATTGCAAAGTACAATAACTTTCAGTTGGTTCGTAAGATTCAATTGAACTCTGCTTATGGTGCGATTGGTAATGAGTGGTTTCGTTACTTCGATGTTGACATGGCAGAAGCAATTACTCTGTCGGGACAATTAAGCATTCGGTGGATTGCCGACAAACTGAATGAATTTATGAACAAGACAGTCGGTACGGAGGATTATGATTATGTTGTCGCATCTGATACAGATTCTGTTTATCTTAGGCTTGGGAATCTTGTGGAAAAGGTATGTGGGGGTCGCACCAAATCGGAGGTGGTTGAATTCCTCGACAAAGCATCAGAAGAAATAATTCTTCCATTCATCAAGAAGCAGTACGATGAACTTGCTTGCAAGATGAATGCATACGAAAACAAGATGGTAATGGATAGAGAGTGTATTGCAGACAAGGCAGTATGGACTGCAAAGAAACGATACATGATGAGTGTCCATGATTCCGAAGGTATTCGTTACGATGAACCTAAGTTGAAAATCATGGGTATCGAGACGACTCGTTCATCAACGCCTCAGGTTGTCCGTGATGCATTGAAAGAAGCAATCGATTTGATTTTGACTACGGACGAAGAGACTGTAATTCAATTCATTGATGACTTCCGAAACAAGTTCAACGCGTTCGACCCAGAGGATATTGCATTCCCCCGCGGCGTAAATGGTATGGATAAATACAAAGATAGAAGTTCTATTTACAAGAAGTCAACACCAATTGCTGTTAAGGGCTCTTTAATTTATAATTACTACATTGATGATTTAAATCTTGGTAAGAAGTATCGAAAGATTATTGACGGAGACAAGATTAAGTTTCTTCACCTCATTAAACCAAATCCATTGGGTGGAGTGGCAGGACAGGACCAGATTGTTGCATTCCCAAACAGTCTTCCGAAAGAATTTAAGTTGCTTGAGTTCATTGATTATGATACTCAGTTTGAGAAGTCGTTCTTAGAACCAATCAAGAACATTCTTGAGAAGATTGGTTGGAATCATGAACATGTTGTAACACTAGAGGAATTATTTGGATGAGTTATGAAGGACATATCCCATATAAATGCGTTAAACTTATCTTAACCATATTAAATGGCATTCTTGAAGAAGAAAGGCATTCATTGAAAAAAATGAATGTTGATAAAAAATGTCCTATAGAAATATACGAAAAAACACTAGACAAATGTAAAGAAATAGAGTATGCTATACAAAACATGGAGAAATTTTTATGAGTTATATTAAAGGTACATATTTAGAAGAACTAATCGACAGAACAGTGGACAACTGGGCTAAAATTCTTGGTTTCGTAGACGAAGAGGGAAGAGCAAAAGAATCAGATGGAACATTTAAAGCAGATGACCCATCAACACCAGATGTAAATGAAGCATGGAAATCTGGTAAGAAGCCAAAGAAGATAGCAAAAAGAAAAACTAGAAAAAAGGTAAAGAAGAATGACTGATTTTCTGAAAGATATTATTAAAAGTTCTGGTAATGAATATGCAGGCGTTGCGGCAGAAGGTATTGATGGAAGTGATGTAACAGGATTCG